ACGGCGCCCCAGCAACCATACCAAATTCTGGGTTACGTTCTTGACTAAATTCAGTAGTGTAAATATTGCCTTGGTCGGAAGGATTGGGTTCTTTATCACCAGCCAGCATACCGCCCAATGCGCCGCCACCAAGCACGTATTTGTTTGCGCCGAGGAAAGACCCAAGGCCTCCACCGCCACCACCTGCTCCAGCAACGGCTGCGGGAGCAAACGAAGGGGCAACCGCAGGGGCAATCGCTTGCGTCATTAAAGGTGTGTTGTTAACTAAGACGCCAGCTCCGGGGCTACCTGCCAAAATACTACTTGTAGCGCCTTCTGCCACAGCCGGAGCAACGCCAGACGCTACCCCTTCACCCACAACACCACCAGCGACTCCGGGCATAAACGCACCACCGACAGCTCCGCCGATACCGCCCATCAGAGCACCCTGAAGAATATCTTTCTTCTGCAAGGCAGCGATACCGCCACCCATTAGAGCGCCGAGCGCAAGTCCAGCTAGTATCGGGAAGGCCATATTATCACCTGACAGGTTAATTTAGTTAATATTATCATGCAGGTAGCCTAGACACAAAGACAATGCTACCTACAGCGGAGGGGTTAGCAGGGCGAATGTAAGGCGATGCTTGGGCGGGCAAGGAATCCATAAACACACCTAGAACTCCACCGGACGTTGCAGCTTTCTCAGTTGCCCACCATAAACGAATTTCGTCGTCTTTCTGTATCTCAAACGTAATTGACGAATACCCAACAATGTATCCAAACACACTCGCACTTTTTCTTGCAGGAATGGTAAACCGACTGGACGAACCCGGCACCACCGTGCCATTGGTTTGCAGCCACACAAAAACATCGTGTTGTGCGTTGTCTGTATTGGCAAATTGCAAGCTAAAGTCAATCTTATACACGCCGTTTTGATTAGCCGTTGCATATCCTGTTGGGTCTAGGGTAAACCCTGAAATTGAGTCTAGTACATCAAACAGAACTTGGGTTGGTATGTTGTCGCCTGTGGCATACTGGTCAGCATTATTTTGCGCTGCAATGTGTGGGTTCTCAAAATACTGCCCGCCATCTATGCCAAGAACTGCGCTGTTAATGTTATCAAGCTGCGAAAAATACAAACGCAACACATTGGTCAATGTTTCCTGATGGCGTGACTGATACTCTGTCGGTGCAATAGGCAGGTTCGGCGACTTGGTTGGGCGTAATATTGTCATCTACGTCCGTCCGGTTTAATGTCCGCTCTGACACTACCAAGCTGCCACGCCACACCTAGTGTATTGGATTCAATGCGCAACGCCATCTGCCGACCACGTAGTCTTGTGTATACCTGACCGTCAAACTCTTGAATGTTGTATGAACGCACGGTGGTGTAGTTGTCCTGACTCTGTACCGTTGGGTTGTCAGCAGGGCTATAAGGCGCACCAGCATTTCGTCGTGGTCTGATTTCCATCTGCACGGTAGGCTTATCTATGTTAGAACCTGTAAAGTTAATGTCAGGCAAGATACGCCACACAAATGCAAACCGATCACCATCGCCAATGTCAAAGTCAGCGGACTGGATGTAGGCATTAATGGGTACGGGGGTTAACCCTGATACGTCATCTACGTTAGCTTCGTGGAACAAAACACGCTGGTTGTAATCAACAGCCATAGGATACTGGCGCAATCCCGAATCAAGCCAAGCCGTGCGTCCCATTGTGCCGTAGTACCAGACGTTCTCAAGGTAGTTATAGATGACGTATCTGTCTACGACGTTCGATCCGTTAGAGCAATAGAACCACCACACCTCGTTATATGCCTCGTTTGCGCCAGCAAAGACTTGGTATGCCTGATCCTTGTTTAGCTCGTTAAAAATATACTGACGCAATGAACAGTAAAGAGTTTCAACACGACCGGTGTATTGGTAAAACTTACCATCGCCCATCCAGTACGTGACGTTGTTGACCGTGATGGTTGCATTCGGGGAAATGATGGAGATGTTGTCCATCAAAATGTTAAATCCCCACACGTACGGTGGCCCTAAATACTGCATCGAATACAACGCAGAGTCTGTCCAGACTAGAATTTCCTGACGGGTATTAATATATGTGATGATGGATGAGCCATGTGATAACGGAAACTCACCAGACTGGTTTGTGATTGCTGGCACCCACTGAAACGGATTCTCTTGGTCTGACCAGCGCACAAGCATGGGGTTAAAGTCAGTCTCAGAATCGCCCGGATCGTATGAGTTTGCGCCAAAAGCGATGATGAAACGCTGAATAGAGGAAGAGGAAACTTCAAGTGTCTGATTTGGTACAAAGTCGCCATCAAATCCTTGCGCTGTAGAGAGATCAGATAACAGCTCAGCCCGCTGAGTTACGCCGGTTGCGTCTTCCCAGTAATAGATAGCCCCATTACGAGGCGCAAGTACCAGATCCTGTCCGAAGTTTTCCGCAGTCCATAAACGCAATTGCTGTCCAACACCAGTAGTGGTAGAAGCCTCACCCCAACCACGAGTGCCTGTTTGGTAAGCTGCGGTAATTGTGCCTCCGCCATTTGCGGTAGAAGTAGCTGTAATGGGGTTGCCATAGCCGTCGTTCCCCAAAGCAATGGAGTAAGAATTCGCTCCGATAAACGTAATTGAGTACGTACGGTTAAGCAACGCAGCAGGCACACCACCCACAGCAACAGCACCAGAATACCTAGCATACTGCCCATTAGTTAAGCCGTGTGCGGTGTGAGTAACCACTATCGTGCCGCTGCCGCTAGTTGTATCAAATGGGTTTGTAAGAGTAAAGTTGAGCGGGTTAGTCCAAGTACCTGCACCCCATCCCGTGCCAATCACATACACATCAAGACCGGTATTGATTTGGTATTCAGCTATTACAGCCGCACCGCCGCCAGAAGTCGCGCTCGTGGAGAAAACACCGTCAATGTTAAACGTGTATTTATTAGAGTTAGCAATACGAAACACTTGTTGTTCGGCATTAATAGCAGTTGCAGCAATACCGCCAGTCGCAGTTGCACCACTAAATGTTACATAGTCATTCTGAACCACGCCATTTGCAGTGTCGGTCACGGCAATAGTTGAGCAGCCTACGTTTGCGCCTGTTAGGTGTAGTACAGCGGTAGTGTCGTTAAACCCACGCTCACAACCGGTCAGGGTATTCCCTGATACACCGTTATACAGAATCTGTTCGGAATCAATTTTGACTACGCCGCCATTATTAGGGAAGCTTGTTGCAGCCGTTAGAGTAATGGTTGTGTCTGTTGAGCTGATGCCGCCGTTAAGTGTGCTGAATGCTGTAGCAAACGGATTGTTTGCCATTGGGTTAACGGTCTTGCGGATAGGCGTGACATCGTAGTAAAAACCGCCCTTCTCAATGTAGTACTTAAGGTTTGTACCAACACCCAAGTAGTTAGTGCCAGAGAGGTCAACCCAGTTCCAGAGCGAACGCGCAACGCCATCGAACGTAAAGTTAGACGCACGGATCCACCCACCGATCTTTTCGGCATTACCAGAGCGGAAACGGATCTTGTCGCAATCAAACCATTTCCCCTCAGCACTATAGCTAGTGCCTTCTCGGTATACTCCGGGCTGGATTGCAAGTTTTTGGATTGCCATAGGTTATCCTAGCAGCGTATTTGCCTTGATTTTAACGGCAGCTACGCGATTAAGCCAGCCTTTACCGAATGTTTCAAAGGTGTTTAAACTTCGATAGAAAGCTTCTTTGGCATCACTGAACTTTTCGACTAGTTCGGCAGGGTCTTGTGCTTTGACAGCAGCAATTGTAATCGGGCCAATACCACCGTCAGCAGGCACACCGACAGCAGTTTGCAGGATCTTGGCAGAGCGCCCGGGGCCAGCGTTCACAGCAAAATCAAACACCAGATAGTCAACACCACTAGGTAAAAGATCACAATGGCAAGCATCCCAAAATTTACGTTTATACAGCGGAGCAACCATTTCAGGTGTTAGGCTACGCATCTCTTTCTCGTTGGACTCACGCCCAACCCACTCTTCCCAGACACGTTTGGTCACGCCAAGATTGGTCATGCCACCCGGGTCGGACGGGTGATTCACATAGCCGCCTTCAGATTCAAGCATCTGCTCAAACGCTTTCTGCCAATTACTTGCCGCCATTTTCTTTCCCTTTTGTCATGGTTTCGGCGATTTTCTCAGCGCCTCGTGACCCGAAATAAAATCCAAAAGCTAGCATCCCCCACTGACCTAGCAGCTCTACATAGGCGGTTTTTGCTTCAAAATCAAACACCGAGGCAACAGAGAACACGGTATAAGCAGAAAACAAACAGATCAGCATTAACGGACGGATGTTCTTAGAGAGCCATGAGTCGGAAGCCATATCCGCCGTATGACGCTTGGTTAGTTCTTGCTGTTCCTGTATGGTAGCTTGAATCTTTTGCAGCTCACCATCTTGCTGCATCTTTAAAAGCTCAAGCTGCGCCTTAGCTTTCTGCTCTGGATCGGGAAAGAACTTATCAACAAGTTTTGACCCAATATTTAAGATGTCGAGAATGGGGATCATGTTAGAACCTCACGCCTGAAAAACGGATTTTAATTGCTGTCCACTTGGCATCACACCAAGCCTTGAGTGCTTCCCATTTTGCTTTCATTTGTCCATCTCCGTAGCGGTTAAAATGATGCGGGTTTTGACTGATGTCAGGTCTGATGGTTCTGCTTTAAATCCAACGGCAATGTATCCTGCAAACTTACCCATTTCGTTTGGTATTGATCCACGACACATATATGTTACCCCTTGTGACTTAGCCCACTCACCAACAGGGCTTGATGACTCAAACGGCTTACACGCTATCTCGTTGTTCAGCATAGAAACAACGTCAGCGTTTCGTGCAGGGCTTTCATTAAAGAGCGATACAGTCACGCCTTCAAGTTTGTGGTTACGCTCACCGTTGGCAATCGCAAGTATTGTTGTGCGGCTGTTGGTGGCTAGGTTGACCTTGTTTACAACAACCCCGACAGCGTTTACATCTTTGACCAGCCTGTTTGCCAATGGCAATAATTCTTCGTGGGTCTTGAGTTGCGGCATGGTGCTGTTGCTACTGATTGCTGCCAGAATGACCTGACGGCTATCCCAAGTAAGGTAGCCCAAGAAAAATATAGTTGACAGCAGGATTACTGAAACGAGCTTGAACGGGTTATCTACCCACTTAATGAGGTCTAATATTGCGTCCATCATATTCTGCTTAACGGCGGGTTTAGCTCGTGTGACAGGTGCGCGTTTTGCTGCAACTTTTGCAGGCGCTTTAACAGCGGGTTTTCTAGTGGTTGCCATATTATGCTGTGTACGTTCCAGAGGTTGTAAAGGTATGGATTGTGTAGCCGCCGGAAGAAGTTACCGTCCCGCCCGTACCGCGCTGTGCGCCAAGGTAACGAAGAATAACAATACCTGATCCACCAGCCGCAGCAGACGCAAAGTTAGTGTTTGCACCACCACCACCGCCACCAGTATTAGCTGTACCGGGTGAGCCGTTGTCTCCGGGTAACGGCCCCGCATTACCACCACCGCCGAGACCACCAGCCCCGCCAGAACCTTGATTTAGTGTGTTGTTATTCCCGCCGCCACCGCCACCTGCACGATAGGTTGATGTGCCGTTAATTGATGACTGTAAGCCTACGCCACCCGCACCACCAGAGTTTCCGTTGTCTCCACCCGCACCAGCACCGCCACCACCTCCGCCTTCATTTGGCGAGGAGTAACCAAAACCACCAGCGTTACCTTGACCGCTTGTACCAGAACCACCAGAACGAGGGCTTCCAGAGCTTGTGTCATAAGATCCACCGCCGCCTGATCCACCGTTACCACCTATAGCATTCATTGCGGCACCTGCACCGCCGCCTGTAGACGTAACAGCACCGAGAGCTGAACTCCCACCTTGAGTAGTAACTGCACCACCAGCACCTACCGTGACTGCAAGAGATGTTCCACTAACCACTTCTGAACTAGCCGTGCGGTATCCACCAGCGCCACCGCCACCGTTACCACCACCGCCTCCGCCAGCAACAACAAGATACTCTATTGAATAAATTGGTGTTGTAGACAGCAGCCCAGAGGAATTAAAAGTATGGATAGTGTTGCCGCCAACCGAAGTAACTGTGCCACCATAAAAAACTTGTGATCCGGGGTACGAAAAAATAACAACGCCTGATCCACCATTTCCACCGTTAGGTTGTGAGCCACCGCCAGTACCGCCTCCACCGCCACCCGATCCAGAGTTCGCAGTCGCCGCTTCGCCCGGTGTAGCTATAAATCCACCACGACCTGCGCCACCGGTACCAGCAGTTGAGTATGAACCGCCGTTTGATCCGCCACCACCACCGCCCGCACGGGTAACAGCAGAACCAGAAATAGAAGACGAAGTGCCGTTACCGCCGGGGCCACCGATACCGCCAAGGCCACCTATTGTTCCTGCCTGACTTGATCCACCACCGCCACCCGCTGAGCCGCTAACTCCAGTTCCACCAGAAAATCCTTGGCTTCCAGCACCACCCACTGACGTTCCTGAACCACCTCCACCAGAGCCACCTGCGTTTCCAGTTGTAGTGTAAGAACCGAAAGAACCACCCAAGCCACCACCAACGGCAGTAATAAGCGCATCTAAAGATGAATTAGAACCATTAGTACCCTCAGCCGCCGCTGTGGATGCTGAACCACCTGCACCAACAGTAACTGTATAAACTACAGCGGGGGTTAAAGTTATTTGATTTAATAGGTATCCGCCTGCACCGCCACCACCGCCAGCAGCATAGCCTCCACCGCCGCCACCTGCAATCATTAGGTAGTTGAGTGTATATGGCCCACGAGCGGCAAAACCAAACGGCCCAGTCGCAGCGGCTCCAATTCTTGATAGACGAGGCATAATCGTCCTTTATGCGAACTTGGTTTGTGAGGCAAACACAGTAAATGTCGCACTGGCTGTCTTAACAATGGCGTATGTGTAAACATCGATACTGCTTGTATTACCAGACGTTGGGGCTGTACCACCTTGCCACTTTGGAGTTACTGCCGAGCCATCTACCGTAAAAGCGCTGTTGTAATAGGCCGTGCCGCCTTGGGTAACTAAAAACGTGATGCTAAACGATTGACCTGTAGCCATCAGGCTGTTTAAGGTTGTACCGCTATTGCCTCGCACGTTGACAGTCCAGTTACCTGATGCGTTTGAGGTGTAGTACAACACCGCTTGGGTAAGCGTATCAAAGTTAATCGTGCCTGTTGCAGCCGTTGCAGATACCGTAGCTGTTTCGCGGATACCAGTTATTAGAGGGTTTGTCAGAGATTGGTAAGTACCAATAGAAAGACTGGTTCCAAAAACACCGTTACTTCCGTCACAGTACAAGGTAGTTTGTGTACCGGTTGCGCACGAGAAAGCCGTTCCGCTAGAGGTCTTAATTCCAACCGTTTGGCTCGTGTTGTTGGTAACAATGTATGTTTTAGGCTCGTTGGGAATTGTTACCTCTCTGGCAACGGCGTTTGAGCCAGTCACCACAAGTATCGCGCTTCGCGCTTCGTCAACTGTACCGTTAAAGGATGTCAGGGTTACGTTCGCAGCAGTTACGTCTACGGTAGTAATGCCAGCAATAGCTTGCTCAATCAGTTCACCAAGGTTGTTATTGGTAGTCTGACCCCAGATTCCGTCTTGCTCCCCTTCACCGATCAGTTCGATTCGTAGGGATGGTGAATAGGTACTTGGCATAATAGATCCTTGTTTAAACGACCAGCGTTTTCAGCATTTTAATTCATTCTTCTGTTATAGGTAACTCTACCCATGACGTTGTAGCTTCATCCCATCCGTACTGTTTGCCGTCTGTTGGCATCGGTATAGGTGCTTCCCATAGCCAAGAGCTTGTTAGCAACCATGACGGAAATGGTTGTGGCGAAATAAACACATCGTTTACCGCATCGTAGGTATAGCCAATGCCAGCAAAGTTGCCACGCAAAGGACGGTTTTCAGGATGCTTGTTGCCGTAGGTGTTGTAGCTGGTCTGAATCCACTGACCGGGGCTGCTGTCTATGAATGTATTAAAAAAATCAGGTTCAGCAACAATAACTTGTGTAACTTTACCATCTACGACTTTTGCAAAATGACCCATTTTTAACTCCAAAATTAAGCGGTATATGTACCGGATGATGTAAAGGTAATAATTGTATTTGACCCTGATGTTGTGACTGTAGGCGAACCTGTAATAACGGCAGTATAGCGAGTGGTAGGTACAGACACAATTACAACACCTGACCCACCAGCTCCAGCAAGAGCGGCTTGTTCGCAAGACCCACCACCACCCCCTGTATTTACTGAGCCAGACCCGCCGGGGCCTGAAAATCCACCTCCAGCTCCACCACCGCCTGTACCACCAGCAGCACCACCCCAAGTTCCAGACCAACCTCCACCGCCACCCGCACGGGTAACAGAAGTTCCAGTTATAGAAGAAGCTGAACCATTTCCACCAGCTCCTGCGAAAGCACCTGAAGAATTAGCCCCTGCTGCACCCGCACCTCCGCCGCCACCACCTACGCCTGCAACGCCTGTGCCGCCGTTATTACCTTGTCCCGCTGTGCCTAATCCCCTGCCGTAGTTTGTACCGCCACCGCCAGAACCACCGTTTAAGCCCGTAAAACCAGTCCACGAATCGCTACCACCCCCACCACCCACAGCCGCTGTTGCACCTGTAAGCGTAGAATTACTGCCGCTGACGCCTTGCCGTCCTTGCCCAACAGAACCACCTCGACCGCCCGCACCAACAGTAGCTGTATAAACACTACCCGGCGTCAACAACATTGTGCTTTCTACCACTCCACCAGCGCCACCACCGCCACCATAAGTGCCAGCACCACCACCGCCAGCAACAATTAAATAAGTTGCGCTATACGCAGGTAACGCATTAAATTGAATCCAAGCAGAAGTTACTGCGTCGTACCACTCAGGAAAACCTGTAGTCGTATTAAAACGCAACATTCCAGACGCAGGACTTGCGGGGCGTTGTGCTGTTGTTCCAACGGGTATTTTTAAGAAATCTGTGCCTTCTACGTTAATCGCCATGATTATGCTGTGTATGTGCCAGATGAAGTAAAGGTGTGGATAGTATTTCCACCAGACGATGTGACTGTTCCGCCCGTTCCTCGTTGTGCGCCTGCGTAAGAAATTATAACTACGCCAGAACCTCCGCTACCACCAGCTCCGGGGGTAGTGTAACTATTTGCTGAAGAACCACCGCCACCGCCACCTCCAAGGTTAGCAGTTCCGTTTACACCCGGATTGGATGTGTTTTGCGCTCCACCTGCACCGCCACCACCTGCGCCGCCTGCGCCCGGCCCTGCCACGGCTGTTCCGCCTCCGCCTCCACCTCCAGCATAAGTAACGCTAGAGCCAGTAATGCTTGATGCTAATCCTGCGCCTCCACTACCTCCTGATGCTGTTGCTGCGCCGTTACCGCCTGCTGCTGATCTACCGCCACCACCGCCAGAAGAAGAATGATTTGTTGTTGCTGCTGTTGTGCCGCCGTTGCTGCCTTGTCCCGCAGTTCCAGTTGCAGCCGCAATGCCGCCACCATCAAGAGCTACGCCACCGCCAGAGCCTCCAGACAAACCAGATTGCGCCGAAGAAAAGCTACCTCCGCCCCCTCCGCCAATTGCATTTATTGCAAATGCTGACGAATTATTACCAGAACTACCTCTGATATTTGCACCACCTCCTGAACCACCTGCTCCAACCGTAATTGTGTAACTTGATGCGGTTGTAAGACTTGATGAGCCAGTTAGCATACCGCCAGCACCTCCACCTGCTCCTGAGTTACCTCCGCCTCCACCACCGCCAGCGACCACAAGATATTCAACAGAATAAGAAGGTGTAGTATTAAATGCAACCCAAATACCAGCTGTAGCCGAATACCACTCAGGCAATCCAGTAGTAGAGTTCTGACGAATCATCCCCGCAGCAGGAATAGCAGGACGCTCTGCGGTTGTTCCGACAGGAATCTTTAGATAGTCAGTACCTTGTATATCTAATGACATTATTGCTCCTAGCGGAAAACGGCTACGGTTACTAAAGCATGGTCTACTCGACCACCACCACCACCAGCAGAAGGTGCATCAACCACCTCTAAAGTACTTGCAGTCTGTGTGCTTGTGACTAAATAAGTAATCCAAGTGCCGTTTGAACCATTTGGGCCACCTGCAACGGCTGCATAGTCTGCATCTTGCATCGCAGTCGTAAAATTAACTGTGTAAATACCAGCTCCGCCGTCAGTAATGCTCGACACGTTACCGCTTGCACGAATAGCGATAGTTCCAGTTCCATTGAAGTTCACCCAAGCTCTACAAGCATAAATAGGCGCACTTCCTGACGCATTGAGCGCAGTCTTAATGGGTGCTGAGTTAGCAGTTAGCGACAAATCAGCATCAATAACCGTAGCGTTTGGCAACCCTCCCGCTACTAATCCTGTGATAGTTCCATCACCCGATAGTGTCATTGGCATAATTATTCCTTAATTGAATCTCTTGCAGCCAGTCTTGCGCTTGCAATGTCAGCGGGTACAGCTACAGCAATCTCTTGAAATCGAATTACATACCAATCTGTGCTTGCAAGATACGCTCTTGCTTCTGCATTAACTTTGGATTGTTGTGCCGCAGCAATTTTAGTTGCGTCTGTTTTAATTAAACTCATTTTTTTCTCCACCAATACCGTCTGTTAGTTCTGCATCGTCTACTGTCCAAGCGTCACGGTCTGTGCGATCAGATGGAATATCAGCAGCGTCAACTAGTTTAAATGGTTTGCCAGCAGGAACGTCTTTGATAGCAATAGCTTGGATGCCATGCTGCTCAAGAGCTTCTGGTGTTGGCACAATAACAGCGACTACGCCGTTGTCTTGGTTGTATATGATTCGGTTCATGGTTACTCCTAGCGGAAAATTGATACAGAAACATAAAATGCGTCTGTGGCAGCGGCGGCTGTTGAAGTAAGTGTTTTTACAGACGCTTGTGTAGATGAGATTGGGTATGCGGCAACGGTAGTGTTAGTACCGCTTCCATCGGATTGGTTATTAGCGGTAGAAACTACACTATAACTAGCATCCTCCATAGCTGTTGTAAAGTTAACCGTGTAATCGCCTGTGCCGTTATCTGTAATGCTAGACACGTTGCCGCTCGCTCTAATTGCTACCGTACCCGTGCCGTTAAAGTTGACCCAAGCACGACAAGCGTAAATTGGTGCTGAACCAGAAGCGTTTAGCTGTGTAGGTAAGGTAGCGTTAGTGACAAGCGTAGAAGTACCCGCAGGAATCGTTACAACAAGGTTCGACGCTGTATCTGTGGGAGTGAGCGTAATGTCTCCACCAAGGGACGCAGCTTTGAGTTTAATTTGACCTGACATAGTTATCCTTTAAACCACAGTCCACACGGAACCCGCTGATACCGTTACCGTCACGCCACCTGCTACTGATACTGGACCGCCTGAGACAGCGTTTGATCCACTAGGTATTGTGTAATCCGCACTGACTGTGGCGCTATTTACAATGATGCCATTAGACGCATTAAAGGCAGGGGAAAACGCTGTGCCTGTAGACTCATCTTGATACACAGCGCGTTCAGCAGGGTAAGTGACAAACACGTCCTTACTGCCCGCCGCAAAGTTAACCGCTGATCCTGCGTTCGACGACTCAAGAATTGTTGTGCGTGAGAGCGTTGTGCCAGACGATGTGTATGTACCAATGCCAACTTCCCAAGCACCTGTCGCGGAGTCAACGATGGTGTAGTAAGTGGTATTGGCATCACCGATAACGGAAAAGCTTTGAAACCCAGCGGACGCACCAGCAAGCGTAATAGTCCCTGTACCTGTCGTGGTGGTAGTTTCTTTGACTCGGTCTTTAACGACTAACGCCATAACAATTCCTTATTGATTCGAATCAACCAAATCCCAATCCGTTGGGTTTGATGTACCGACATTGCCCCAACCGCCATCAGCAGCAGACTGAATGTTTGTCCAAGCGGTCGGGTCATATGTATTAATTGGATCCCACGGTGCCGTTGCTTGGACAACATCTAAACCTGTAGCAGTCTCATTAACGGTGACTATAAACACAGCTCTGGTGGAGGTATTATCTCGTCCTACGACTGTTTCGGCAACACGAACAGCAAAGTCACTCAGGGTGGATACACTGTCCTGACCAGCCGCTTGCTCATTGACACGCGCAATAAAGACCGTTGCTGCGTTAATCGCATCCAAGGCTGTCGCCAACTCGCTAATTGAACCATTAAATACAGACGATGATGTGACAACATCTGTACCCGTGGCGCTTTCGCTGACTTGATTAATAAATACAGAAGCTGAAGAAACAATATCCTGACCAACAGCTTGCTCTTGAATAGCCGCAGCAAAGTCAACAAGCGCCGAAACAGCATCAGCAGCCGTAACACCTTCTTGCACCGCAGCATTAAATGTTGCCAAAGCCGATACAGATTCAGAACCTTGTGCAGATTCTTGTACCGCAGCAACAATAGTGTAGGAACTACTTACCGAGTCTTGTCCGGTAGCAGTCTCATTAACAGCGGAGTTAAGCGTAGCGATTGTGCTAACCGCATCTGAACCCGTAGCTGTCTCATTAATTAAGACACTAAATGTAACTAAGGTAGAAACTAGGTCGTTGGCAGTAGCAGATTCAATGACGGCAACATCGTACACCGTACCCGATAAAGGTATGGTTGAGTATGGTGCCTCACAGAAAGTTGATATGCCAAACACACCTTTACGCCTTTACAAGTTCTTGCTCTGCAAACCAACGCTCTTGCGCGTTACCGTTAGCGTCAACCCAGCTCAGTAAATACCAAAAATTACCATCTTCATCCATGCGCAGCTTTTCAACCGGCCCTTGAGGAACGACAGCAATAATCTTAACTTCCTCGCCTTTTATAAACTTGGTAGCCATGTCTATTCCTTACGCTGCGTCAAGCGAGAATGTGTAGGTCAAATTCAGCGTATCACCACTCACCACAGCACGATCACCGGGAGCAGCAAAGTCAGATGCGGAGAACAAGATACCTGTGGTACCGCCCTTGGTGTTGCTGCTCGTTAGAAACGCACCGCCAACCGTAGTCGTAGCGTTCATGCTAAACACAGCCACAGATGCCGAGTTTGTAATCACAGAAGGATCAGCAGTCGTTGCCGCAGCAAACACAGCCTGTGGGCGCGTAGCCTGTGAGTAGTCAGTAACCTCAGTCCAGCCAGCGTGAGACGCCATTGTGTCAGCAGCAACAGGGTTGTTCGATGCAGCAGCACCATAAATTCCGAGGTACCAAGCGGCTGTGTATGCAGAACCAGTAAAGTACTTGTCGTTCATGTCTTTAAGACCGACGTTGACAATTAGGTTATGGCTTGAGGCTTCCCACTTAAGTTTGCCATCAGCACCAATACACTGGATGGTGTAGACACCACCGCCACGAGCGCATTCAGATGCACCGCTATTCTGATTAACCGAAGCACTCACAACTTCTCCGGCTTTTGCTTTAACTTGTAACATTTAAAACTCCTTAATTAATGCGAATAATCGCCGAAGTATTGGTTGCTGCGGGAAACTGAACTGTAAATGTTGAGGTCGATGTACGATCAGCACCAAAATCCAGTACACACACCGCACCGTTGTCACCGGCTTTGTAAATCAATGCACCACGGGCTGTGAATGCAGCATTCCATGAGACGTTTGTAAACGAAGCATAAGACGTACCGTCTAAAGCACCAACAGAAGGAGTAAGCAATAAGCCACCCGCTATATAGCCAGACGCTACAACCTCACCAGTCGTTGTGTAGGCAGTAGTATTTTGGTCAAGAGTTGCCGCATTGGTGTACAACGCAATGTAGAACGTGCCGGAGGTGAAGTTAAAACCGCCATTGAGCAGCCCCGTCTTAAACACATTGCAAGAAAAATTGCCCGTAAACGCCATTTATTTCACCGGATAACGGGCTTGCCCGTTCCTATATGCGTCACCACGCTCTTTGCCATCGCCAAGCTGCTTGAGCAAGATCATACCCTCTTGGTATTTCTGCTCGTAATTAGCAACCACATCAGGCTCTTGACGCTGAAAAATACAAGCCTCGCGCATCGCACCATACAGCAACACGGTGTCAAAGTTGTCGCCCAACCAAGTCGTACCCGCAGTCACAATTGACTCTGGGTAGAAGAAGTAATGAAGCTCAACAGGGTAAACCGCATTGGGCATTGGGCCAAGAATTAACGACAGCTCGTTTGTCAATGCAGGAGGATTCCCGTCAGTCGTTGTAGGGCCAAAAATAGCGTAGTACTTAGGCAGACCAACATCGCTTGCAGATGGGTACGCCTGACGAATAAAGTTTACGTCCTTGTTTAACAAGTACTCGTAGTCGCCGTTGGCTTTAACCACTGCCACTGAATACGCCGACAAAAAATCTGAAGGTGTGGACAAATACTTGTTGCTAGGTGTTGTTGACCCAATGACGTTCTTACGCAGGTACGCGAGCTGAACAGAGTTATAAATACGCTGTTCCGCATTTTGAACAAAGACAGGAATATTCTGGACGAACAGGGGTTCATCGCTTTCCGAATAAGCCTGAATAGCAGCGGATAGTTCAGCGTAGTTCATCTTTAACCCATTGGCCCACGAGCCATTGTGCCCTTCGTCGCACAGCCATTGCCACGAGTCTTAATGCCGGTAGTCTTGACATCATTTGCTCCGGGGTCGCCTGCGCTTACGCGCTGGGTTGCTGTCTTCTTGTTGAGCTGATTAGCTTTCAAGAGGTTTGGGTCAGTCATTTTTGTAGCCATATTAGCCTCCCTGATTGGCAACTTTAGCCAAGCCACGACCGACGGCTTTCATTTTTTCAGATGTTACACCAGCGGACTTCTTACCGCCGTGCATCATGCCAACTGTTGGGCCGCTGTTACCGAGATTCTTACCCTCGGTCTTGCCTTTCTTTGCTACGCCATCTGCGCCACGTTTGTACATACTGTACTCCTCAAGTAACGGCGACCGTAACGGTGCCAAGGGTGATGCTTAATTGTAAGTCATTCGGTGTTATTCCACCATCTCTTGAACCGCCCACTGGATACCAACCCCACTGAAAGATCCGGCTACCGCCAGACAAGTCACCGTTTGAGTCAACCCCGGAAGTAATATACGTCGTATCTGGTCTTGGGTTACGAACTGCCTGCGGATCTTCTACCGGATACATACCTAACTGCAACTGTGGGTGGTCTGGATCCCAACATGTCGGACAAACGCGAACATTGTATGGCTTTGTCTTAACTACCTCTGTCTTAAGAACCTTGAGCTTAAACCTAAAACCGCAGCGATCGCACTGCGCAATAGCATTTTTGCCAGAAGAGAAACGATTAGACACGCTCTCTCCTTAAGTAATAAACATGCGTCGCGGAACGAACCGAATAGCGGCTTTATCGCGATCTTCCGTTGCGGCTAACTCCCACGACTCATCGTACTGCTCTTTAAGAACTGGAAGGCGCGCTTCCGCACCGGGTACTTTTAGCGCGAGGTAGTATGACAACCCTGCGGTTAAACAAGGCAACAGGCGAAAAGGGATGTCGAATGTGCTCGTACCGTTGCCGGCATCATGAATACGACGCAGGCGCCAGTAAACAAACGTATAGGGCTGCGAACCATCTGGGGTAGGCCAAACTACTATCTTCGGGGCATCCACGCCTGTAGACGCGTTTGTGCCGTTTGGCCCCGGTGCCTGATATGTAGCTCCGGACTGGCGGTTAATCCACACCTGAATCGGTCTGGCTTGCTGTAACTTGTTAGGGATTGTGGCGTACGTAGACACAGAGATACGTGTTATGGTGAGATCAGCTTGGTTGTTCTGCTGTCCTGACTGCGTACGAATAACATGTTCAATTAAGTCAACGGTGTCGACGGGCAGGTCGTATGTGTTCTGCCCCTGCACAAGAGAGATCTGTCCTTCTTCAACAGTCCACAGATTAATGCCCCGGTTTGCCCAATCTGCAAACAAAAGGTTCATTGACCGGCGCGCTGTGCGCAGATCGTATCCGGTGCGAAGTTCCGACCCGCAACGCTCAAAAGCCTCTTCGATTATTTCGGAGAGGTCAAGATTGAATGCAGCGGTGTTGGTAACGGTCATTATCTATATCCTGCTGTTTTCTTTGCAATACGTTTTGGCTGTGCCACGAACTGCCTGCCTGCCGACTTCCCTGCGCGTTTAGCCTTGGTTGTGGCTGCATACTCCGCAGGGCTTAATGCCTTTATAGCCTTTTCTGGCAAGTACCGCTCCCCCGTCTCCGAAGATTTCTTGCCTGACTTGGTACGCCACTTCTGGTCTCCCCAGTCTTTCAAAGATTTTTGCGGTGCTTTCAATCTTTATATCCCCCGCCAGCAGCTTTATATTTCTTTGCTACTAGCTGCGCTTTACGGGCTGACCATTGGCCTGCTCCTGTGCCGTGCGTAGCTGCGGCTTTAACTTGGGACACAATCCTCTTGCGCAATTCAGGCTTAGTGTAGTTTCCAGCGGCATTTACCTTGCCCCCTTCAGCATACATCGTAAACTCGTCACCGTCTTTGCGACGAGCCTTTTTACCCCCGGGCATCTTTGAGGGCATAATCGCACCCATACCACGAGAGGCTCTCATTAGATCATCCGTCCTTTTGTTTTGCCTTTTACAGCACAACCATCAGCACGACGTGAAGCGGAAGACACCGAACCGCCTTTAGCCATTTTAACAGCCCCGCCCTTGCGCCCACCAATAGGCTCAGCAAAACTTGAAGGGGTAGTACCTACACGCCCGCTACCAAGTTTCTTTACCAAGTCACCAATAGCGTCGTTCGATGTACGTTTGCTGGGTTTGCTTTCAACTTCGGGTGCTGTCTCTTTAATCTTCTTGCGGTCGGCAACGGGGAAAGCTTTAGCTTCTGGGTTTTTGCTGTAATC